TCCTAGTGCAAAGTAGGTTTTCCCTGTCGCACTTTCTCCAGCCAGAGCTGTAATTTTGTTAGAAGGTAGTCCACCAGACAGGCTACCAGAAAGTAGACCATTAAATAGATAACTGCCAGTATCGATGTAGCTATTAACATCACCAGCTGCCAACCCCTCTTCAACGATTGTTGCATATTCATTTCCTGACTCCTTAATAAATTGTTTTAAATCCATTAGTCCTTTCTATTTTCAGATTTTTCTACATCGAATCCGTCTGGATACCGGCCACTTAATTTCTTAGTGTTCTCTGCAAGTACTTCTTCAAGATCCCATTCCATAGTTATTAGAACTTGTTGTACATACCACATGACATCTCCAAGTTCATTTTTTACTTTGTTTCGTAATTCTTCTGTAGGTTCTTTACCTTGAAAAATTATCTTCTTTACTAAGTCCAGAAGTTCTCCACCTTCTGAACAAATTCCTATTGCTCCTGTGAGCAGTCTTTGTGGTTGACTCCAAATTGCATCACCATCTTGTAACTCTCCAATCCTTTCTAGGAAAGCATCACAATCTCTGGTTTCTTCACTTGTTATATCATCTACAAACATTCTATGTTCTATTACTTCGTTTGAATCCATGTTCTCCTTAATTAAAAAATTGATTTAAATTTGATTCACTTTTATATTTACTAATATTCTTCTTATTATATTTTACATCTTTTGATAAATCAAAAGGCATTGATTTGGTTTTTACATATTCTGTTTCGCCAGGGCCCTTAATAGACCACTCCAAGTCAGAATCTTTAGGATGGTTCAATCCCCATGTAACAGTTGAATTTTTTAAATGCCGTCTATCTCTTTTAGTCATAGGATAAATGTATCTAAACTGTTTTCCCTTAACTCTACTCAATTTCAAATCCCTCAGTTGTTCAAAGTTTGGTCTATGACCATACTTCAAACCTTCTTCATTCGGTAGTTGTCCTTGTAGAGTTCTAGGATGAACCTTTTCACCTGTTTCAGTAACATAAATGTCTGTGATGGAATATCCACCATACAGGAAGTTTGCAGCTTGATACACATAACCAGGCTTACCTACAATACCATCTGCCCATGTGAAAAGATATTTGATGTCTGTATTTTCTTTTAACCACTTGACTGCCATCGATAACATTTGAGATTCACTATTTCTGGGCATTGCATCATCCATGCACATCTTACCAATTTCATAATAATCTTTCGTATCGAGTTCTGGAAAGAGTTTTTTAATTGTATGCTTTGGCCTTGTTCCCCAACCAAAAGTGATAACTCCCACCATTTCATCATCAGTAAAATATCCAAGAAAATACTTTGTCAGACTTGGCATAACTGCTGAATAATGTCTTTCTGATACAAACTCTGATGCTGTAACCTTGTGTATCTGTTTCAACATTAACCAAAGAAATCTAATAGATTGGTTTGAGTTCCGTATGATTCATCTATCTGCCATTGTATTGCGTTTGTTATAAACTTCAATGGCTCAACGTATGACTTCTCAAATTGTTTTTCATAATCTACATACTTTTGCACTTCCAATTCCGTAGGACACTCTGTAAGAAAAGTAAATACATTTGTCTGGAATGGATTTGGGTTTTTCAAATATACAAACTTAATCTTTTCTCCCTCCATAATCTCAGGATACTTCTTGTGTAATTTCTTATCCTTGAGTTGGAAGTTATAAAGTAGAGCTCCCTTAACGTGCATTGGACAACCCTTCTTGAAAATACCATTCGTTGTTGCCCATTTACCTAATCCATTACATGATCTTGGAAATGCAATTAGGTTTGGTTTAAGTCCTAACCACTCCTTACGAAATTCCTGTATGAACGTGTTAAGTTCTTTTTCTGTTCCATTAATAATTAATTGTAATGCATCTTTAATTTTGTCTCTGCAAACTTGTGGAGTTGATGACTTAACAGCTTCAATACCCATCATCTTGAGTTTGGGTTTTGCATACTGGACACCTTCTGAGTTATGAACATTCAGAATGTATCGTTTCTTTGCAGTCCAGATACCCTTGTCTGCAATCACCTCTCGACCCATAACCATCTTCTGTTCATACGCATTTGTATAGTCTGCCAAATCTTGATACTTTTGACTAATAAATGGTTCTAATGTATCTTTGCAAATCGTATCAAGAAATTTAACTGGATCTTTTGGTTGTAATTTATCTACCAGAGATTCAAATGTAATATAAACAGAGTCCGTATCAGAAGCAAGTATGTAGTCCACATCTTCAGTTTTCATCAACTCATTTAAATACTTATTCAATGCAATCTCTATCCACCTAATGGAAAGTTGTCCACCATATGTTACAGCTTCTGCAATTCTTATATCATAGAACCTGAAATATTGGTTCCCTATTGCACCATATGCAGAGTTCAATGCAATCTTGAGTGCCATCTGTTTGTTCTTGTATTGTGATATAAGGTTCAGAAGTTTAGGATGTTTTGTATCCTCATACTCTTGTTCTGCTTTCAACATTAACTTCTTGGTTTCCTTACGTTCATTATACATCTCTAATAACAACTCAGGTAGAAAACCATATTTGGTACAATCAAACAATGCACCATTTGGAGTTATAGTTTCTTGTTTTTTCTTGAGAAAAGAGGTATCAAACTCTTGTGATAACATTTTATCAACAGTAGGAGCCGTTTTATGCATCCCCTTGATAGTCTCAGGGGAAATATTGTAGTTCATGATCAAATGTGGATATAGAGAGTTCAAGTCAAAACTAACAACCCACTTATGAAGTCCTATTTGTGGATCTTTGACATATGCTCCTGCATACGCATCTTCTTTACTTTTTCTGGTGATTTGTGGAATTTGAATATTTTTATTTCTCAAGTAATTGTACATAATAACATCCCACATTCTTACTTGAGAAAATACATCTGCATAATTACACTTTGCACTATAGGCCATAGTCAAAATCAAATCAATTAATTTCATCTTATCCTCAAGACGGTCTACTATTTCCACATCTTGAATATTATAATCAATGAATGATTGAAAATCTTTTGTGTACCACTCACGAAATGTATCGTATGGATTTGGAGTTTTACGTTCACCCAATTCAACAAATGCAATATGGTCTAACCGATAACTTTCTTGAGCTGAATATGTGAACTTTCTATACAAGTCAAGATAATCCAACTGTTCCAGACCAAATACATTATAACAAATATGTTCCTTACCTTGAATGTACACACTATCTTTGTATACAGTTTTCCAAACAGATAGACGCTTAATTGCATCTTCACCTAAACGATATTTGATACGATGAACTAAATAAGGCAAGTCATAAAATTTAGAGTTCCATCCTGTAATAACATCTGGCTTATGTGTTTCCCAAAATTTAAGGAATTTCTCTAATAATTCATCCTCAGAAACACACTTAACATAATGAACATCTTCTCTACTATTGGTATATTCTCCCACACCAAATACCACTATTTGTTTTGACTGATGATTCTTAATGGTGATGGCAAGAAGCTCTTCAGTTGAATCTTCCACTTTAGGAAAGCCATTTTCAGAAGCAACCTCAATATCAATAGTCACAACTAGAATATCATCCATCTTCCAGTTGATTTCACTTTTCCAAGTATCAGAAATATACTGGAAATTATAGCGAGTCATGCCATAGATTAGATTTTGTTGTTCGGAATATTGTGAAAGGAATTCTTTTGCGTGCTTGATGGATTGTTGTTTGACAGGAGTGAGGCTCCTACCATCAAGTGTCTTGTATTGAGTTTCTTTTTGTACTGGAACAAAAAGAGTTGGTTGGTATTTATTACGGGCAGTTATTCGTTCTCCGTTTTTAACTCCACGAACAAGAATACTATTGCCGTAACTAATTACATTTGTATAATAATCCATAATATATCTATTATACTACAGAAAAACGAAAATGTCAAGTTTTATTTATCCGTTCAACTGTACGTTTGGAAGTATAATTCCAGAGCCAAATTTTGAATTCCATGCATCTCTGGCTGCATCTACAGGTTCAGTTATACAAATAACCCAATCCATTTTAACAGTCACATTGTCATGTTTTGAGAAGGGGGGCCAAGGTGCAAATCCTATACCTTGATCTGTGGGCATTAACTGGCAAGGACTAGATATAATAACATCACCACTTATAACTGTTACATCACCTATAATTTCCTCGCCAGATTTTAACTTAACCAAGCGAATATCACTCATCTTTCTTTTTACCAATATTATATTTTTGTTCAAGTATCCAATCGCTTTTTTCTGTAAACGATAATACCTTAATTTGACTCAGGGGAGCTTTAGGTTCTGGCTCACCAATTAAACCTACAAGGCCCCAATCACTTAATAATCCAGCGATAGTATTTCTTCGCTCTATATCATTTTCTGTAAGGCTTGACTTTTTTCCATCTAATACAAAAAGTTCTTTAAAATGGACAATGTAATATTTGCCTTTCTTATGAAGTAAATGACAAGATTGCCACAACTTCTTTTCTCTACGAGATGCAACACCAATTCGTGATAAAGTTTCCCTAACCTTCAAGAAATCATCAGGCTCCTTTAGGGTCACTTCTAACATATCATTTGATGTCCAATTTAAATCTTCATTCATTTTCCACCTTTATCTAATTTGGTTTCCATATAGGATATATCCTCATCCGTGAGAACATTCAGAACTTCTTTTGCTCTCTGATCACTATATCCAAAATATTCTTTAATAGTTTCTAAATTTTTAATTTTAGAAGTTTTAAGCCAAGGAGCAAATCTTTTCCTTGTTCTTATACTATTTAGGAGAAAATGAAACTGAAGTTTGTTGTCTAACCCATTGTAAATATTCATTTCATTTACTAATAGGATAGTGTCTGAAAAGGGATAGAGACAACGATTTGATATAAATGGAGAATATTTCTTCTCCCACATTTCATCAACTGAGTCCATCAATGGTTCTTTAGATTGATTGATGGCCTTCAGATATTCTTTCAATTCATACATTATATAGTGTGTAAGTAATAGTTAATTCTTCATCTTTTTCTATATCTCTACTAGTAACCAGAGAATAATAAGTAATTAC